CATGGAGTTGGCATGAAAACTGAAGAGATAGAGCAGTGGCACAAGAAAATAACGCAGCGCGAGAAGTGGATGAAGGAAAAGCGCGTAGTATGGGACGAACTGTTCTGCCGGTACAACCTTGACCTTTCCGTAGCAGGTATGGACAAGAAACATGTCGTCAAAGTGTCTCGGTTTTATCCTTTGGTGCGCAAGCTCATCGCTTCTGTAGCGTATAACTACCCAAGAATATTTATACACATGGACGAAGGGCCACTACTCGATGAGAACATAAATGCTGAAGACACGTTAGAGCGTGCTGGCAATCAGGCGATGAAGATAACACAGATGAAGCGAGAAGTGCACCAGTGCATGTTTGAAGCACTGTTTACATTCCGTTCTTATCTCAAGATCGGCTACAACCCACCAGGTGCCGATGCAGTAGCACCATATGTCTCTTCTGACGATATGCAGGAAGATTTTCCATATATCTGCTGGGTATCTGCGAAAAACCTGTTGGTAGACCCACTCGTTGCTCCTCACAACTTCTACACGGCAATGGATGTTATCGAAAGACAGTTTGTGCCGTTAGAATTTGTAAAGAAAGATCCACGCTTCCGCAAGTTCCGCAACCAGTTCGTCCCAGTAGCAAAAACACAAGATGAAGGATTTGGCGAAGCGATAAGCGATATATACCAGCGCCACGAGTTCAACGATACACAGGAAAATGATGACCAGGCAATAAATGCTGCGAGAAGTTTGGAGAAGATGGTGCTCTTGTACGAGATACATGACAGGGTACACCGTCGTCGCATCGTATTCGCCAACGACATACAACAGCCCATCGAAGATATTCCCGACCCTATGTTGCGCCATGACCCCATCAGCCAGGTAAACCCACTGACGGGTCAAGACATGACAGTAGCCAGTGAAGCGACGAACAGTTATCTGGTAACGGGTGGATTTCCTTATTACACCATGTCTTATGACATCTCCGATCAGTTCTATGGTCAGCCGATGATGGCATATGAAGCAGATGTCGAACAACTGATTGTCAACAGCCTGTCACGTCGCCAAGATCTCTTGAAAAGGTTTAAACGTATCGTATTGGGAGATGTAGCAGAGAAAGAAGCGAATCAGGCACTTCCCGACAAGCTCGACCAATCTGAAGACTCTACAGTGCTGTGGGTAAACAACCCGCAAGGCGCTTTACAACCTATCGATTTCGGCACAGCACCTATCGACCAGGTAAATTTGGAGCGTGATGCCCGTTCCTACGAAGCAGAGATCATACAGGTAGACGCACCAGGTGCCGATTCTGCTACAGAGTCAGCGATACGTGCTTCGGCTACAGAGATAAACAGGGAATGGATGCAAGTACCAGTAGCAAATGCGTATCGCTGGGGCATTACCAATATGTTCAACATGTTCTCAGATCAACGCTTCCTTCCCAACGAGTTCGCCATAAATATCTCACGAGAAGGGGAGCCTTTCTTAGCAGGGATTATGCAGTCGTGGTGGTTCGATGGTCGCTGGGACGTAGAAATAGATCCAGGGTCTATGCTGGTGTTGAATGAAAGTCTTGAGCGTAATGACACGTTGGCATTGTATGACAGATTAATAGCTATGCCATTCCCTACAAACAAGAAAGAAGTGGTAAAACTGCTCGGAACGGCCTTCCGTAAGGTCAACTTCGACAAGATGTTACAGCCAGAGATTAGCCCAGATGCTCAAGGGCTTGCACAGATGGAGAATGTGGTATATCTGTCGCGCCTTACATACCTGCCACCGCAGCCTGGGCAAGATAATCAGACACATATGCAAGTACATAACGAGCTTGAGCAAACCGCAGAGTTTCAGCAGCTGTTACCAGAACAGCAACAGCAAGCTATCGGAGTGCGCGACCAACACAACCAGGCACATCAAGAACTGATGAATCAAGAAGGTGGCACAAAGGGCAGGCAGACGCGCCCATCAGAACAGTCAAAAGCTACCAACCTTATCTCTGTTACACGGTCACAAGCCCAAGACACCGCAAATGCGGTACAGGCAAATGTAGAAGCAAATGCACAGTAAAGGGTAGACATGCCTATATACAACTTCAAATGCTCATGCGGAAATACCAAGATCGATCAGTATTTTTCTCTAAACACCCTACCACAGACGCTGAGATGCTTATGTGGGGGTGTTATGGAACAAGACTACTCATCACATACTGTCGGATACTCCGCAAAAGGTTATCCCTATACAGATATACAGACAGGGCTGACATATTCATCTGTTGAAGACAAACAACGTCAGCTGAGAGAGCATGGTCTTGAAGAGACAGGGTGGAAAGAAAAGGGCATGAGCAGAAGCGAAAATACCAAACACGAAGCATGGAAGCACGAACAAACCAATGCACAACGGCAACAAGACATTGCCGACAATGGCAGTGCGTGGCATATAAGCGAAGAAGAAGCAGTATCAACCGCAAAAATGTAACTGAAAGGTTTTTTATAACATGGCAGAAACAGACTTGGCACAAGATGCTCAGACACCTTCTGATGACTTGTCGCCGGAGCCTGCCGAATCGATGGGAGATGGTCTTTTCGAAGAGATCTCCACAAAGACGGTAGCTTCGCCTGACGAAACTCATTCAGAAACTTCGAGCGATGACGGTGCACGACACTCTGCGGAAGCATCCCAAGACACTTTTGATCCGTCGAGCATAGACTTTCAAAGGGTCGATGTCAGCACAGTTCCTGAACAGTATCGTGGACTCGTCACAAATGCACAGCAAGCAGTAAACAGTGTACGCTCAGACCTGGACAGGCAAAATCAAGAACTTGCTACACGGTTGAGAGATTTAGAGACTCAGCAGCAACAGTCTCTTGCGCAGAACACCGCAGCACAAACAATCGCTCAACTCAACCAGCACGATGAATTTGCTAATCTGACACCCGAGCAATCAGCAGCACTGGAAACTGTTAGGAAAGTTATTGGTCAAGAGACCGCAGGAATGCAGGGAATGCCTGAACAGATACAGCAGATGCAGCAGACACTTTGGGCATTACAGCAGCAGTCTCAGCAGCGACAGCAAAATGCTTTGTTGTCGGAAGCAAATGCCGCAAGAGCAAAATATGGTGGTGATGTTGACAGGTTTACACAACCCATCATGGCGCTGATATCACAAGTCAACCCCATGACCGGGCAAGTCTACAGCATCACAGAAGCGTATGAAGCGGCATCTGGCAAGACATCACAGGCAGCACAGGCTGTTACTGATGCCAATAACACCTTCAGGACACAGAGCAAGCAACAGCTCGCTCCGGCACAGTCCACATCTCCTGCATCGGTAGGTAATGATACGGGAGAGCTGACGAGAGAAGACTTACAGGCAGGACTGGGCAGTCTCGGCTTTGAACTATAGCTCGACTTCTAAACAAGGAAGTCGATCATGGCAGCACAACAGACTACAGAAACCTGGGATGCAGCGTGGACACTTACCATGCGTGCGCATCGCAAACGCTTGACCGATAACATCTTTGACGAGTATCCTACTCTCGCATGGATGCGCAATGCCGGTCGCGTAGAATTTGAAAATGGTGGCAAAGAGATTAAAGAAGATCTCTTATATGCAACAAATGCATCTACGTGGTTTGATGGGTATGATACAGTTCCTACAACGGCTGTTGATGGCATAACTGCTGCGTTTTATCCCCGCAGATATGTCTCCACCCCGATTACCGTTTCGATGACGGAAGAAACTGAGAACAAGAAGTCTGAAGATGCCGAAAAACTGTTGGTAGCAAAGACAGAGCAATCGATGAACACGCAACGTGATACCATCAATGCTGCCATCTTTGCTGCTGCTGCCGGCAAAACCATGCTCGGTTTTCAGGATATCATCGCAGCAACATCCACCAATACCGTTGGTGGGATCGACCGTTCAGCCGAATCGTGGTGGGCTAACCAATCGCAAAGCATTGGCAACTTCGACAATGCGACTGCTCCTTCCTATGATGGTCTGATTGCCCTTGGAACATTGTATAATGCAAGCTCAGAAGGTAATACGCAACCTGACGGTATCGTAATGCCTCTGACCACGTTTGGTGAATATGAGAATATCCTTGAAGGTACAGGGTATGCCCGTATTGAACAGCGCAATGGTAAAGGCATCGGGACGCAGAAAACACGCAACAACTTGATGTTCCGCAATGCAGAAGTATGGTATGATCGTGATTGTGGATCTACTCTCCTGTACTGCTTGAACAGCAAGTATATCACCCTGAAGATCGAGCGAAGCTTGAACTTTGCCAAGACTCCTTTTAAAGAGCCGAGCAATCAGTTCGCAAAAGTGGCGTATATCGTCACTGGTGTTCAGATGACCACGAACAACTCCCGCAGGTTGGGTGTTGGTCACACAATCAGCTAAGAAAGGACATTGATATGTCATTGGCACAGATTGACAGTGGAGCATTAACTGCTGTATATACCGATGCTCAACGCCTGGGTATTGCAGATGATGGAGACTTGAAGTGGGTAAATAACAAACTGTATAAGTTCGTGAAGATCGTAGATTTGGATTGTTCAGTCAATGAATGCCTATATCCTGCCTCTGTTGATGGCAACAGCTATACCATTGATTACACGGGTGGTTCTGGCTTGACAGCTAAAGTTGCTGCCATTGCCCTTGGCACCGTAGACATCTCTGAGGCCCCATACACCTGGGTGCAGATTTGTCAGCCTGGAACGATTGGCGAAGTACGCACCGATGATGGTGTTGCTGCTGCTGATGCTGTTATCGGACACACCGTTGATGGTGAGTGCGATACGATGGGGGATGGTGAAGAAGAGTTTGTCTTTGGCTTTGCGTTAGAGGCCGATTCCGGTTCGCCAAACACTGCTGCAATTATGTTTGGATAATAAGAATATCGGGAGTGGTCACAATGCCACTCCCGATATTCTCACAGGAGAAAAAACGTGGCAAAGAAAAAAATAGATATCGAAAAAACAGCAGGAGAGATCGAAGCAATCGAAGCACAACTCAACCCATCGGCAACACTCCCAACGGGACTTCCTGACAGAGTGCCAGTGCCAGATATCGAAGGGGTATCTGAACCCGTAGAGAATGTTTCTTCTAAACAACTGCCTAAGATCCCTGCTGCGAAGATCAGTATGTCGGATATCAAGAATGCCCTGAACAATGCAACGCAAGAAGAAAAACTTGAGTTTGCACGCGAGGTTGGACTTGCTCCTACCATTGGTGCACCGAAAAGGCGTAGAAAAAAGGTTACTGATGAAGAAGTAAGAGCAAATGCAATGGCCACTGGTGGTGCAACGCACAGTGAAGACTTCTTGCCGGTGCCTCCTGAGTACATTGTAGAGTTGGGAGAGCAAGCTGTTTACGCTTTCCATCAGAAGTGGTTAGACGGTGAACATGTCAAGTGGGACAATATGAACGATGCTGAAGTTCAAGAGCAGATTGCCACAGCAACGATGTAGGGGGTAATAGATGCCAGAAGAAACTCAGTTTGGCAGGAACCCTGAAATATTAGATGCTACAGGTTTTTCTGGTGACGGTTCTCTGCTTATGTTTGGTCAGCAGGTCATCGAAGCGAGATCAGATACCCCTGCCGATCCCCCACCAGATACTTCTATTGTATGGGTAGACAGTACAAATGATCGGTTGATGATAAAAATCACTGATGGCGCAGGAAATACAAGGACATATACTTTGGCACCTGCAACGGATTATTTCGTAGAAGTTCAGCGTGGGAACATTACCGGTGAAACGATGGTGCATAAGTCCGGCAGAAACAGTGCTGTGCCTAACGGGTCATTTGAATTTGTGAATCTTTTGGGGTTTACGGCATGGCCTTTGTCTGCTGCTACGACGGTGAGAATAAAAGCCGGTGGTGATGCTGCTGATGATAGTGGTGGTAATGGCGCAAGAGAAGTAACAGTTCAGGGTATCGACAGCAATTTTGCAGAACTCAACGAAGCTATACCCACGAATGGTGTTAATGCTTCTACTGCTACGACGGCAAGTTTTTGGCGTATCTATAGCGCATGGGTATCAAGCGCAGGAGTGTATGGCGCAGCAAATACCGCAGCAGTAACGATAGAGAACAGTGGTGGTGGTACTGACTTGTTGCAGATAGGCGTGGAAGAAGGGCAGTCGCAGTTTGCTGGATGGACAGTGCCTACAGGAAAAACGGCTTATCTGATGAGTGTGCATGTCATCGTTGATGGTAACAAAGCGGCAGATGTCAGGATGTTTACACGAGCAAATATTGATGATGCTTCAGCAGCTGTTAATAGTGTGCGCTTGAAATTATATTGGGATGGTCTTTTGGGAGACTTTCGCTATATCCCACGGGGGCCGGATTCTGTTATCGCAGCGAAGTCGGATATATGGTTTGAAGCTCAAGGGTCTGGCGCTATCACTGAAGTGAGTGTAGACTTTGAATTGTTGGTAATTGACGACTAAGAAGGGGATTATATATGCTTTTATCAAAAGTTCTTTCTGTTGCCCTTCGCAGGGTGGGCATCTCGGATTCTTCTTCGGCATTTAACAACAATGCACGAGACTATTTCAATATCGGCTTACGTGATCTGTGTGAGCGTAGGCAGTGGAGATGGTTGTTTAAGAACAGTTCTTTTACGACTACGGCATCTACACGGACTTATTCGTTAGGCTCTGATGTTATGCGCCCCCTGTCTTTTCGTAATTCTACAGACAATTTCAAGATGGAGATGATCGACCCCGATGTCGTGGATCGGTTAGACCCTGACGAAGATGAAGAAGGAACACCACAGACGGTGTTTGTCTCTGGAATAAACACAACAACGGGGTATTGGGAAGTAGACCTGTATCCGACACCCGATACGACAAGTGATACGATACGGTACCGGTATTTCGCATTTATTGCCGATAAGACATCTTCTGATGACGCTACAGACCTTGCCGCTACGATGCCAGCATGGACACAGAATGCGTTGATATATTACATATCTGCAAAATACAAGGGAGAGCTTGGCGACTTCCAGGGTGAGCAGGAAGATATGTTGGCATATGTAGACTCTGTACGTGCAGGGATAAAGGTAGATGCAGATGCCGAAGATGGTGACCAGAGACATCGCATGTGGCGAGCTGATGAAGCAGTTCCTGGCTTCGCCTTTACAGTACAAGAAGGGTCGTTGAGCTAATGCGCATCGGACAAGATCATGTCTATGGTCCCTGGATTTATGGGTGGAATGCTTCAAAGCCCAGTGATGACTTGCACCTGCAAGAAATCTATGATGGTGAGAATGTGCGGATATTCCCTGACGGTTCTGCACGGCAACGATCGGGATCTGCGACATTCAACACTGTAATTGCTGGAACTCCTACGATAGATGCTTTAGGACAGCACAAGTTTGATGCAGATACTAAGCGGATATGGACAATAGCGGGTGGTGCTTTTTATGAAGACACGTCAGGAGTAGGCACAGGGTTTACGGCCAGGACGGGAGCGGCAACGATAACAGCAGGGGAAAAGTGGTCAGTAGCAGACGCTAACGGCACATTGATTGGGCATGATGGAGTAAGTAGCGATATCATCTTCAAGTGGACAGCAGCAGCAGGGAATATAGAGACCTTAGATGTCAACAGCCGATTCACCACAGCAAAATATTGGGAGTTTTGGGACAACAGGGCATGGGCAGGAAACTTGTCGTCAGGAACAGACAGGGTATGGAGGAGCGACCTTGCAGACATCGAGACATGGGATGCTACAGCATTCTTTCAGCAAGGGTCTATTGTTACGGGTCTGAAGAAGATGAGCAATTTCTTAGTGATACACGGTGACGATATCATACACCTTCTCGTCCCTACCGGTAATTCTGTAACGCCATACCGAAAAGTTCCCAAACAGGCAAAAGGGACAGTGGCACCATTCTCTATACAGACGATTACGACACCAGAAGTTGGAGAAGTGCAGGTATATGTGAGAGAAGACGGTATCTATGCCTTTGACGGTAACAGCAGCAGGAAATTGTCAGAACGTATGGATGGCGATAGATATTGGAATGATATCAATGAATCAGCGTTAAACAACGCATTTGCCTGTGATTATCCGACACGCAACGAAGTATGGTTTTTTCTGCCATACGGATCCGGCCAGACAACGATGAATAATATTCTGGTATACAACTACCGCTTAAATATCTTCTATCCCCGATGGAGCGGATTTGCTCGTAACACCTGCGCGATAGTGAACAACAAGCCATATACCGGCGGTATCAGCGATGGATATATCTTCGATCAGGAACCCACCACATTCAGTGATAACGATGGCACAACAGCAAATGTTATAGATGCGTGGTTTCAGACATCATCGGCAGCACCACAGGGCGAGACAGAAGTGGAGCGGTGGCTGTATGGCAGGACATCTTTAGACATCGTGGGAGATTACGATATAGAGTTTACCGCTACGATGCCGAGTCATCCAGAAGTCACAGATGTCGTCGTGCAGTCAGGAACATTCGATGCTATAGAGACAACTTTTACGATTGGGACATCTGTCATTGCTGCTGAAGATCTTCTGGTGTGCAATGTAGACAGTTTATTGTTGGGATATGACCCACATATACAGGTGAAATACCGAAATGCTACATCTGCCGAAGAGTTCTCTATCCGTAAATTTACAGGTGTTTATCGTCAGATCGGGCAGACGCATAAACGTGGAACAGGGGTAATATAATGGCATACAACACTCAGCAACGTGGCGGTAAAGGGTTTACAGGTGAGCAGTATCAGCAGTATCAGCAGTATCAGCAGCCCGGACCGCAGAATTACCAATATTCCATTGGTCAGCAGCCCGGACCGCAGAATTACCAATATTCCATTGGTCAGCACCCTGCTCCTGCACAGCAACCTGCTCCTGCTCCACAGCAAGCACCTGCGCCCCCACCACCCCCGCCACCACCACCTGCACCACCGATGCCATCTGCGCCTGGGCAACAAAACCCATTGGCAAACCAGACAGCACAGCAACCTTTGCAACCTGGGCAGACTCCCACATCTTTTGAGCAGGTGGGCGACCTGAACAATGACGGGAAGATGGACTTTAACGACTTCATCATCTTTGCGGCAAATCAGAACAAGCAGGTACAACAGCCACAGCACCAGGTTAGGACAACTGACATCAAAGATCCTGACGTTGCATCAGGTTATATGACGCAGGAAGAAAAAAACCAAGCTGACGCAAGGTGGCAAGCGCAGAAACAAGCTGATCTAAATGACCCTGAACGGCAAGCTTTGATACAAAGCCGATTGGCAGGTTTGGGTGTAGGCCCTAAGACATACGGCAATCCATCCAATGAAAGCAATCTGGCACGAGCGATACGATTAGCACAGGGGGGCGCAACAGGTGTATTGGGTGTAGGCCCTAAGACATACGGCAATCCATCCAATGAAAGCAATCTGGCACGAGCGATACGATTAGCGCAGGGTGGAGCGACAGGTGTATTGGGTGTAGGCCCTAATGAAAGCAATGAAGGATTACCTGTCTCGACCAAACCTGCAGGTCAACCACCCGGTGGTCAGCCTCCCGGTGGTCAGCAGCCTGTTGATACCAGTGGATGGCCGGATAACTGGATGAGTGATTGGCTGGCGGCTCAGCCTTCTGGTACATATGGTCAGCCTACGCCATACGAGAAGGCTCCTTATCCAGGAGAAAGCAACGCAGACTACCACGTAAGAATGGAAAGATTGGGGCTTAACCATCCCATTTATCATCCTATCGGATGGACTCCTGATCCCGATGCGTCTCGCATACCTTTTGCAGATCCGTATCTGCGAGAAATATTGCCTGGTCATTATTCCGATCAACCAGGCAGTGGTCAGCCTCCTGGTGGTCAACAGCCTCCCGGTGGTCAGCGATATCCAGCAGGTCATCCCCGTGCAGGCGAAGTAATGCCTGATTTTTTAGATGAAGTGGAGGCTGGGAGATCACCAGTCCCTTATGCAGGAGAAAGCAACGCAGACTACCATACAAGAATGGAAAGAGAAGGGCTTAACCATCCCATTTGGCATCCTATCGGATGGAACGGAGCAGCCCCGGGCGTCGAGACCACGGGCCTGGACGCTGATGGCAATCCCGTGGGAGACCCCGGCATCCGACCACCGGAAGACCAGGGGCTACCACCAGGTCAACCACCAGGTCAACCACCAGGTCAACCACCAGGTCAACCACCAGGAATGGTGCGACGTCTTGTTAATGGTGTGTGGCAGTGGGTTAAGGGTGGTACACAAGACAATTCACTTTACGAGTCACTCGCCGGCACCCAGGTGCCCATGGCAGGGCCGGGGCTGCATTGGAGTCAGGTAGGTAGCGAAGGACCAGATGATGAAGGTCTGGTTTGGTGGGACGGAAAGTGGGTGGATCCTGATGAGATTGACGACTATGACCCCAACCAGACGGCCCCAGGTTTTCATCCCGAAACAGGGTTGCCACTTGACTACATCCGACCCGGTTTTTATGGTTCTAATGCTGGTGGCACAGGAGGAGGACCAGACGATCCCAATGTCACTTGGCACAACAATCCAAATGACCCCAGCAACCCCACGCAAGTCAACTGGAAGGAACTGCCAGCCAACTTCAAAGGAAGTTTTGACAAGATGTCTCCTCAACAGCAACAGGAGTGGATCGCCAACAATCCCCAATTTACCATGCCGCTAAATGAAACAAGCGGCGCTCCCCTAGGTCAGGGTCAAGGGCAACCCCCAGGTCAGGGTCAAGGGCAACCCCCTGGCGGTGCAACGCCTCCTCCCAACATGACCTTGACTGAATTTCTGAAATGGCGCAGCAATGAAGGATTGGTAGATTTTCCTATAGATACCAGTGGTGATACATCTGCAACGCCTCCTGGTGGTCAGCCTCCTGGTGGTGGGCAAGGGCAACCTGAGCTACCCCCCTTTGGTCCACCCCCTTTCTTCCCTGGTCTTAATACACCTTGGGGAACGCAAGGGCCTGGTGGAGAATTTACTACGTATATACCCCCAGCAGACCTGCGTCCATTTGAAGGAAGCAATCTTGATCGTGTAAAGGGAAGTGCTGGCGTAGCACGAGTAAGACAGGGAGGATTGCCAGGAGCACCAGTAGGAGCATTACCAGGGCGCGAAACATTCCCAACAGGCACAACAAGCGGTGCGCTTGCTCCCATCAGTGCTGTAGGATCACCAGATATTCCGATATTCAATTCTACAACGGGTAAGTTGCGAGAATTGAACCCGTTGGGTGGCTTGCCAGGAGCATCGGTAAGCGACATAGAAGTTGGTGACAGGTTGCAAGCCAGCAAGATCGCGCCAGATGCTGCAAGCCAGACAGTAAATGTTGGTGACCGTATTGGTTTGGATGCCTTGCCAACAGCACCATTAACTGACGATATGAGACAGCGCATCTTAGAAGCAAATGCTATCGACAAGCCGATTACCGGATTTAGCGATGAAGACTTTAAAAGCATGGCAAACAGGCATGGTGGCATAGACAGTTTTAATCGGTCAGTAGATATAGGAGATCGATTAGGCATCTTTGATGCTCCCTATGCTGCAAAACAGTCAGCAACGGTACGTGCAAGGCAAGATGTTTTCGACAACCCCGATGATGTTGGAGCACCGACAACAACGATAAGAGGCAGGCAGGGAGTTGGTGCTTTACCGATAGATGCAAAACAGTCAGCAACGGTACGTGCAAGGCAAGATGTTTTCAGCAAGCCCGATGATGTTGGAGCACCGACAACAACGATAAGAGCTAGGCAGGGAATTGGTGCCTTACCGACAGATGCAACACAACTTGCCAATCCTGGTGTCTTAGGAGCACTACAGACACGGTTAGAGTCTTTTTTAAACAACGATCCTTTTGCTTCTTCAACAGCACTTGAGCAACAGGACTTAGACATTCGCCAGCAAGCACAGTTAGACCAACGCCTTGAAGACTTGCAACGTCAGGGCATCTTGCGTGATGGTGACAGAATTGCTGTAGAGAATAAGATACGTGAAGCACAGGGACGTGAAGACCTTGCTCTTTCTGCCAATCAGGAAGCACGTAGAGACCGTGCCGTTGGGCAGGCTCTCGATCTTGGGGGCTTGCAAAGTGCTCTGGTGCAGTCAGGTCTACAAGCAGGTGTATCGCAACGTGGACAAGACATCAACCAGTTGTTGGGTGAATTACAAGCAGGTGTTTCACAACGTGGTCAGGACATCACATCGCGTGGTCAGGAATTGCAGACGGGTCTTGGACAGCGTGGTCAGGACTTGTCACGTCTACAGTCTGAGCTACAGGCAGGTGTTTCACAACGTGGTCAAGACGTTACCCGTGCAGGTCAAGAGCTTACAGCAGGAACGGCACAACGTGGTCAAGATATCAACCAGTTGTTGGGTGAATTACAAGCAGGTGTTTCACAACGTGGTCAGGACATCACATCGCGTGGTCAGGAATTGCAGACGGGTCTTGGACAACGTGGTCAAGATGTCTCACGAGCACTTGGAGAGTTGCAAGCGGGAGTATCCCAGCGTGGGCAAGATGTTACCCGTGCAGGGCAGGAATTACAGGCAGGTGTTTCACAACGTGGGCAGGACTTGTCACGTCTTCAGTCCGAATTGCAAGCAGGTGTTACCCAGCGTGGTCAAGATGTTACTCGTGCGGGACAAGAATTACAGGCAGGTGTTTCACAACGTGGTCAAGATGTCTCACGAGCACTTGGAGAGTTGCAAGCGGGAGTATCTCAGCGTGGGCAAGATGTCACACGAGCAGGGCAGGAATTACAGGCAGGTGTCGTGCAACGTGGGCAAGATGTCCAAAGGGCTTTGGGAGATTTACAAGCCGGTGTGTCTCAGCGTGGTCAGGACATTACGGGTCGTGGTCAAGACATCAATAGAGCAATTGCAGAGCGCAACCAGGACTTGCAATATTACACAGCAGGGCGCGATCAAGACATCGCAGCACGTGGTCAAGACATTGGACAATCTGTCGCTACAAGGGGTCAGGACTTGCAACGCATCATAGCAGGTCGTGGTCAAGATGTAACGGCAAGGGGTCAAGATATTAACCAGTTGATCCAAGAAGGTGTGCAGGGTGTTGCGCAAAGGGGTCAGGATGTAACAGCACGTGGTCAGGACGTTATATCACGTGGTCAAGATATCAGTCAGCTTATTCAGCAAGGTGCGCAAGATGTGACGCAACGTGGTCAAGACATTAATCAGGGCGTATCGAATGCTCTGTTGATGGCAACACAGCGCGGCCAGGACTTAGACCAGGTTTTGGGTAGTAGACGGTTAGATGTAGACCAGGAACGTATCCAGGCAGAAATCGCCCAAGCAAATGCCGACAGACAGGCAGCAAATATCAAAGCGTTGGCTGAATTGGCTTTAACGTCTACGGGTGATTTAAAAGATAGTATTGGTGGTTCGTTACTAAACTCATTGATTGATCGTATTGGAGGATTTAGTGTTGGTGGTATTCCTTTGGGTGATCCAAACTTCCGCGGTCCGCCAGGTGGTTGGGAAAACGGTCAGACAAGTGGTCCTGGATGGTATCCGCAAGGTGGATTCAAACCTAAGTAATAGATGAAGCATTTTTCAATAATGGAGCATTGATATGGGACTCGGAGTTTTAGATGTTCTTGGATCGATAGGTAGTGGCATCACTACGGCTACGCAAAGAAATTCTTTGACGCGCACACAACGTAGGCAAGAAGAAGAAGCGCGAAAGAGACAACTTCTTGCTGGCTTGCCGCAAGAAGTGCGTATGGCTGTTACGGAGAAGTCTATGACGCGCCCCGACTCAGACTTTGAAGCGATAATTAGTGAATCAATTCAAGAGTTTAAGGACAAAGAACAGCAAACAGAAATTTCTCGGATCAACAAAGCCCAGCGCGATGCAGAGATTCTTGAAGAGCAGTCTGCTACAGACGCATTTATAGAAGGGACACAGGGACGTTCTTTTGCTCCTATTACTACGATATTGGGAGAAGAGCCTGGTAGACCAGTAACAAAAGAAGAAGCGACAGCATTGGCAACAGCAGGGCAGCAAGGTCAAGGGTTAGATGTTCTGACTCGGATCAACAAAGCCCAACGCGATGCAGCAAGAATTGCTGTAGACACAAAAATACAAACTGAAGTTCGGGATATAAGAAAGTCAGCAGAAAAACCGTCGGTAGATTTTGATGCTCTTATTGGCCGAGCCAAAGCGATATCAGCAATGGATGTGGTGCAAGAACTTGAAGAGATGAAAGAAAATAGAGCAGCCTTGAAGAGAGATGCTTTATCTCGTGGTGTCAGCGAAAGACAATTAGAAGCAGAAGACAAGTTGATTGGCGAGTTTGATAGAAGTTCTGAAAAAATGCTATCAGCCCAGGACAGTATGACTAAAGTTGTGCAATTATCAAAAGGCGAAAGTGGGTTTGATGATATAGCACTTATTTTTGCATTTATGAAAATGCACGATCCAGACAGTGTTGTAAGAGAAACAGAATTTGGAACGGTTGAAGCAACGGGGCCTATATCGGCATTTGCAACGCAAATTATTGAAAACTTCAATTCGTCACGCAGGTTGACTAAGGCTCAACGGCAGGAGATTCTTAATACCACAAAAGGTGTCTATGATGGGCAAGTAGCTTTGCATGAAAAAAGATTATCACAGTTTCAAAAAAGAGCAAAAAAGCGTGGGTTAGATGTAGATATCTTTTCAGATTATACATTTGTTCCTGGTCTTGATGATGACTCTTCTTCTTCGGATGAACCACCCCTTGATTATAAAACGATGGATGAGAACGAAATAAAACAACGTGCATTAGATGGAGATGAAGATGCAGTAGCTGAATTTAATGAAAGGGGATTATAAATGCAACTTACAGAAGAACAACGGCAAAGATTATTAGATGACGGTTTCGTTCCATCATCTTCTGGTACTCAATTAACAGAAGAACAACGACAACGTGCTGAAAGCAGTCTTACGGGGAGTCGACTTGCTGCTGGTGAAGATATTCCGGCAGGACAGCCGCAATTTGGAGCAACGAAACTGGGTTCGGATCTACAAAGCAATGTAATCAATGCGTTGAGTAATATAGGGTCAGGGGGTCTAATTCCGAATCCTTTTAACCCTGAATCAGTAAAGAAATCTGCGCAGGAAAATATGCAAGCAGTTCAGGGAATAGCAAGCCGAGCAAGCGATATTTCATTGTTGCCAGAACAGGCACCTTCTGTTGAGCAGGTTGGCAATGCGTCGGTAGATGCGCTCAAAAGTTTTTTGGATGTGCCTGGTATGATCGGTGGTGTAGGCAATATTGTGGAAGCTGCAACTACTCCACAAGGGCGACAACAGTTAGGTGGAGGCGTTGCTTCTATGTTTGACATCGGTGAACGTACCGAGCAGGGAGATGTGTTGGGTATTTTAGCTGATATGGCGACACCGACGAAGGGCGTATTAAAGAATGTTGGACGTTTTGGTAAAATTGCTGGCAGTAAAATAGGTAAAACTGCAAAAAACATTGCGAAAGGAACATTTGAACTTACAACAGGCGGGAAAGGGAAGGCATTAGACGAAGCGTTTGATATTGCAAACAAAAATGACACAGATGGTCTTACCGCTTTTAGAAAGGGTTTTGATAACCCGCAGGACTTGGAAAATGTAGCACAAGCTGTTATAGATGGATTAGCAGATTTAGTTGAAGAACGAAGGCTTACAGCAGAAGCCAATGTTGCAAAATTCAAATTTAAAGATCCCGACAATCCAATCGATTTAGAGAGTGTTCAGAAACTGGTTTTATCCAGAGCAGAAAGTCCACGATTTGGCATTACAGCAGGAAAAAAAGTGGATCTTTTTGGGCCTGACGGTGAAGTTATCATATCTACTACCCAGCGAACGCCTGGCGCTTTTAAAAACAAGAAAGCGATAGATACCAGTGATTTTCCATCGTTGATGGACGCAGAAAGAAGTGCTGTTGCCGATGTTATCGCAAAAGTGATGCAGCAAACAGACAATTCTCCTGTTGCTGTGCAGAAACTTATGCACCAGGTACAAAGTAAAATTGATGAAATACAACCATTGACAAGGGGCAAGCAATCGCAATCATTGTTGACAGATATACGTAAAATTTTGCGGAAGGAATTGGGTGATAAAGTTGAAGGGTATGAGAAATTTGCCCAAGATTTTATAGAACAAACTGAAGTGGTAGAGCAGATGCTTGCTACTGTCCGAGCAGGAAAAGGTGGTAAAACATCAGATGCGGCAATAGAAGGCCTGACCGGGGGGTTGTTTGGTGATACGTTTACAGGAAAAAAACGTCGAGAAGCATTGGAAGAGTTAGAAAAGCGCACAGGTGAGAAATTGGGAGCACAGGCAGCAGGACTGTCATTGTCTCAAGGGTTACTGCAAACAGGCCCGTCAAGATTGTTGCAGCAACGTTCCTTTGCTGGTGGTCTTGCTTTAGTCCCATTACTTGGTGGCCCATCTACCATGCTATTAGCTATTCCACTAACTTCTCCGCGTATAATGGGAAAAATAGCAGTGCAACTTGGTGCTATTAGTGCAAAATCGCGAAGGGCTTTTGAAGCATCTGTACAAAAGTTAATTGATGATATCCCTGCCGAAGAGATGGCAAGGGGGATAGATTTTGGTAGTGCTATTTCTCGATTTGGAGAACGCATAGAACTGAAAACTGTTAGGGATGATACCCTTACCACTATTGGTGGAATAGGAAGGTAAACGCTATGGGAGCAATATCACAGACATATTCATTTGTTGCTGGCGCTATTCCGTCAGCATCTAACTGGAACAGCAACTGGACAACGGTGTTGGCATTGGTAAATGGAGAGATCGACGCAGCAAATGTCTCGGATGCCAGTGACGGTATTGTCACCAAAGACGGTGCTCAGACCATCTCTGGTGCTAAAGTACATACCGGCACATTGACAACGGGTGTTGATAATGTAGGTGTCGATGTAAAGTTCTTTGGTGATACGAGTGGCAAGTCTATGCTGTGGGATGAAAGTGCCGATACGCTGATTGTTACGGGTGCTCAGACCATTAGCGAGACATTGGGTGTTACGGGCGTGGCGACCTTTACAGCAGCATCTGTGCATACGGGTGGTATTACATCTGGTTCTAACATTGTTAGTGATTTAGACTCCACAGATGATCTCGGCACCACAGGTGTGCGATGGGCAAACCTGTTTGTTGATGATATCACTTTAACAACGTCTTTGACTGCTGGTGGTGTAATCACAGGAACAACGGTAGAAGCCACAGGCGACACATCTATTAACGACAACGCAGCGATGGGATACACAGCCACAGAAGGGCTTATCCTTACGGGTCAGGGTAGCACGAATGATGTCACGATAAAGAACGATTACGACACGACAGTGATGAGTATTGCAACAGGGACTACTGCTACGACATTTGCTGGAACGCTTGCAAGTGGTGCGCTTACTGTCACGGGAGCAATTTTAAGCAATGCAGATGATGGTGGAGCATTGGGAGCCAGCGGTACAGGCTTTAGTGATTTGTTTTTAGCAAGTGGTGGAGTTGTTAATTTTAATGCTGGCAATATACTACTCACCCATAGTGCTAATGCTTTTACTATTACGGGTGGCAACTTTGCTGTTGGCGCAACGCCTGACGGTGGCGGTGTGATAGACGCACGTAGCGATCAAGATGGTATTACCGCAATGCGCTCTATTAACGACAATGGCACAACTGCTGCGGTGGGAAGATTGAGAGCGCAAGCAAATGCTGGTGCGATAAACATCGACGCGCATGGTGGCTCATACACCACAAGCGGAAGCCGTATACAAGACAGTGGATTGATTGAGGCAGACTCTAATATGAGTGCTGGATTGGTGCTGAGTGCTGCTGCTGCCGCACCCATTGCATTGTGGACTAATGGCACTGAGCGTATGCACATCAACTCCAGTGGCAACGTGGGGATTAACACGGCTTCGCCAGATGGCAAGTTTGATGTTGTGGAAAGTGGCACGTATGGAGAGGTGTATTTGAGCGACTATTCAAATACGGACGCCCACGATATGCGCCTTGTCTTCCAGAAGTCAGGTGGCACAGAAGCGTCACCAACAGCCGTTGCAAGCGGTGAGTTGTTGGGCGGTCTATCGTTCAAGGGGTATCACACGTCGTTCCAAAATGCCGCATCTATATTGGCGTATGTTGACGGAACGCCCGGTGGCACAACGGATATGCCTGGCAGATTGGTGTTCAGCACATCGCCAGATGGAAGTTCCACGCTCGCAGAACGTATGCGCATCAACTCAAGTGGCAACGTGGGGATTGGCACAACGTCATTCACCAATGCTCTTGCAGTTGAAAAAGCGATTGCGAATGATTATGTCGCAGAGTTTCACAATGACCACGCAACTGCTGGACAGAGCTATGGGGTGAGGATTCACGCTGGAACAAATAGTTCTGACGGCGCATTTGATGTTGCTGATCAGACTAATAGCAGTAGCTATTTCTCTGTTCGCGGTGATGGACAAGTTACAATGCCAAGTGGCAACGTGGGGATTGGCATGTCGGATCCATCATACCTACTTGAAGTAGCAGGGGAAGCAGACAATGATTGGATCGCACAAATACAAAACACAGAGGCAACTGATGGGCGAAATTATGGGTTTAGAGTGAGGGGTGGTTCAACATCTGCTGACAGGGCTTTTGCAGTAGAGGATCACGATGGCACAAACACGTTATTCACAATCTCTGGTGATGCCAACGTCGGCATCGGCACCTCAGTCCCTGATAACACTTTACACGTATTTAAAGCAAGTGCAGGTTCAGTAACTGGAGTATCAGATGCACCACTTGTTATTGAAAAAGATGGTAATGCTTACATAAATATTCTAACACCAGATGATACTGATTCGGGAATAATGTTTGGTAGAGGCTCGGATAATAATCATGCAGGGATGTTTTATGGTTCAGATGAACAACTTTATTTCAATACTAATAATACAGGTCCTCACTTAACAATTGATTCTTCAGGCAACGTGGGGATTGGCACAGCCCCTGAAAATCTGCTCCACGTTTTTAAGGCAAGCAGTGGCGCAACAATCCCGAGCGAGGCTTACATTACTGTAGAGAACAGTGCTAATACGCAGATATTTTTGGGTAGCGGTACGACATCTTTCGGTGGTCTTCTCTTTGGTGACAGTGATAGCAATGCGATGGGATGGATACGCTACGACCACAATGTAGATGATATGTATTTTGGTACAAATGGCGCAACTGCAATGCGTATTGATGATAGTGGCAAAGTTGGGATTGGCACGGCAAGCCCCGCCGCAGGATTGGACATCGCACACGCAACTGCCGAGGTAGGTCTTAGGGTATACAATTCATACGCAACAGACCCTTATGGATTCCTCGTTGATAACACTGGCGCAAACTCATCTGACGCAAATTACGTGGCAGATTTTAGGGTCGGTGGCACATCAGTAATGAGGATCGAGAACAGTGGCAACGTAGGCATTGGTGAAGCCTCGCCGCAAAGCATTCTTCATATAACAAATGCTAACTCCAGCGGTGCTGCTTTTGACGCTGCAGCACGAATTATCATTGAAGAAGGTAATACAAACTCCTACATCCAATTTGCTGCTCCATCAGGGGGGACAGCGGTGCAGGGGATTTTGTTTGGTGATGCAGATGCTGACGTTGGGAAGATAGAGTATAGTCACCTTGATAATGCTTTGATTTATACTACAAATGCAGCAGAAGCCATGCGTATCGACTCTGGTGGCAACGTGGGGATTGGCGAGTCATCGCCTGGCACTGACCTCGACATAAAGGGAAGTGGCGCACAGATAACCCATAACAATGGCAGTGCTGGAATGAGTGTGTTTAATATTTGGGAGAACAATGGCAATGGCATTTTCTCAATGGGGTATGAGGGCGGTGATGGCGTATTTAAGATTAGTGCAGATGCTGGCGTAACTGGCAACGACTTCGTGATGGACACCAGTGGCAACGTGGGGATTGGCACGGCTTCGCCAAATGGCCTCTTTCACATTGAACACGCTACTGGC